TACTGCGGCGTGCCAAATATGCTTCTAAACGTGATTGGTAACCATCTTGCGGAAACATTTCGGCTAGACGCTCAAGGATCGTGAGCATGAATTGTGAAATAAACATTTTATCCTCTGTAAATGTGTATGCTGCTTTGCAGCATAATTATTTATCAAGGTCGGAGGTGTTGTCTAAGTACTTTTGTAAGTCATTATTGTATAGAATTAGAGTCATACTGGTACGTTCATCGAACACTCTAAGTTCGTTTTGATAACTTATATAGTAGGGAGCAGGAAAATATTTCTCCATCTGCAGGAGTGTTTTTGGTAGTAAAACCGAGTCTAAATCGTGTTTATAGTACTGGATTTCTGCATTCTTGGTGCAGAATTGAAAGCCGGTCTTAGTAAGACGCATACTAGCCGCATTAAGAGGATTAAAGAACCAAACTTTACGAAAATGGTCTATATTGTCGCGTACAGAGCCATAGAACATACTGTTAGCATATACACTGCTATTATCAATAAGCCAACGAGTAAAGGTTGGTTGATCTAGGCGCACTATTGCTTATATACTACCGAACCTTGATTAAGCAAGACCACTGTAAATTTATCGGTCCGAAATTGAGTGTTTAATTTTTTAGCTAGACTGATTGCGTGGCCAGGGTTCGAAAAACTGACTTTGCGGTACTTAGGACCAGGATAGCTTACTAATATATTCTGTGTCTTTAGATTGACAGGTTGCCCATCATAGTAGACAGCCCATATGCCTTCGCTGGCCAAGACTTGATCACATTTATATGTGGCCTTGTCCAAATTTTCTAGAATAACACGCGGCTTGGGTCTACTCATGTTCCACCTTGATATACACTATTATTTATGCTTAGTTAATGAATGTAAATTATCTAACATTGCTTGTTCAGTCTTAAATGGGCCTAGATACTTATTGCGTGTGAGTACAATTTTTTTAGGGCTGAATTCAGTAGCCCAGCTCGAACCATACTGTACAAGATAATACCCTGCACAGCGATAACTACGTGATTTACGTGTGGTTGTATACAGTGGTAATTTCAATCTAAGATCATAGATGGCGTTATATGGAGTACCACGACTTGGGTAATCGTAGACCGAGTCTACTGACTTTGACAGTTTCTTCTGCCCAGGAACGAATCGTATATTATGGGCAGTGCCTAGCACTTTTAAGCTAGGATATTTAAGTCTATGATTATCCTGTACTAATACAACGCCATCTTCTGCGGCTTGAATAGTGGCAATTTTTTGCCCATTGTCTTCTACAATCCAATATTTATTTTTGACTACAGGTTTAGCTTCTATGGTCATTACTTGTACTCACTACTAAAGATTTCTGCAAATTGCTGGCTATTTTCACTTAGTTTCTCCAAGTTAAACCTACCGCAAAACTTAAGGAATTGAGCTCCAATCATGGGTCGATTACGAGCTTGAGCACCTGTTTGAACAGTCTCATTTATCTTGGCCTTAATCTCATCGGGTTGTGCCTTAAGGTCGACTAGAATACGATTACGATTATAGTCGTCTAACACACGATGCTCTTGTCCCTCATGATCAGTCCAACGCTGTAGCATCAAGTTATTCCAGTTAAACCCACGTGTGGTTCTGTCTGCATAGGCTTCCAACAACCCTACTTTGTTTTTAGTACCTTTTACACGTACTCCAGGATATGCACTAAACACATTATCTGTAGGGTCACCACGCATACATTTTTCAAACAAGATCCATTCTGGATCGGGAATCAGTTTAGGTTCTTTGGTCTTTTTATCAACAACCAATTTACCTCTCCGATCGAATATACCTTCTAGTGTATGAAGTTCATCGGCTACACCATTGTACTGCTTGACATTCTTAGCTAAGAGTTGATGAAAGTCACTGTCACTGCTGATAATGATATTCATATCATTGGGATGCGCCTGTATCCAACCTGAGATTAAGTCATCAGCTTCAAGTTCGGCATGACGTAATACAGTACAATTGGTACGAGCGTCTAAAAACTCTTTCAGAGCGTCTAAGCCGTCCCAAAACGCACGATCTTCTTCTGCTTCCTTTTCGGTAAGAGCAGCACGACCTTCAGCTCGATTACGCTTGTAGGCGGGATAGAAATCCTTGCGCCAGCTACGACCCTCGTTGAAAAATACTACATGATCGCCCTTTTGATCACGCCAACACTTGTTTACGCTACTCAGTGTGACATGAATAGCAAAGGCCACTTTCTCCTCAGTGGAGGTCGCACGGTGGGCGGAATGGCGAGCACGAAAGTACATGTTCGCTAGATCAATAAGTAGATATGTTTTCATGTCGTTATATTAGCAGTTAACGACATGAGATGTCAACTAATTTCGGTACGCCCGTCACCCAAATTGCGTCGAGATATTCTACGTAGGTCGGGATCGGCTTGTTCTTGTTCATAAGTTTCCAAAACTACGTTACGGCAAATGTCCTGAAACCAGCGGTCGACAATGACATGTTCGGGTTCATTCGCCTGTTTTTGATAGCCTGCCCTAACCAAATTAGCTAGGAATTTGTCATTCCAGTCTAGCTCAAATGCACCAGCGCCAATGTTATCTGGGTCCAATTCTACTGCGACTACATTGACATAGGGTTCACCACGTTCTGTGGCTAGTTCCTTAGCAGTTTTTTCTGCTTTGGGTGCACGAGATTTTTTGGGTTTAGGTTCAGTAGGTGCCGGCTCAATTGGCACTGGTGCCGGTTCTGTGCTACCAAAAATCCGTTTAAGTATCTGTTTCACCTACACCCTCCCATGTGTTATCGCCTAACTTACGCACTGATCCTAAGAATGTTAGACCTTCGGGAATACCCGAGCTCCATTGATCTGGACCGTTACGCATAAGTACTGCACGATTTTGAAATCGAGTAGATTCTTGATAGAGATGATATGTTTGTCCCACTTGTGGTATAAACATATAGTGGGCTTGATGTACTAGTTCAGTTAACATTACTCTACGCTCCAGGGCACGATATTGGCGTTGTAGTACTTCTGCATGTTCATTTAGTCTAGATAATTCCTCATTGGCAAACTGTCTAGCTTGGTTAAGTTGTAAATCACGCTCAGATTCAACGTCAACCATGTCAAATTTAGGCGCACCCACTTCTGTAGGATATGGTGTTACATTACGATTGAAGAAGTTAACAAGTTGCTCTCCTACCGTAATGTCGAAGCTTGTCCTGCCTTTAGCTGAATTTGTCATGTACCCCATTCGTTCTTAAATAGCGGTACTTGAAGACGATCACTATAACGTAACCCATGTTTCATGCAAGCTAGTGCCACGTTCTTATTGTTTAAGCTATAAACACTTTCGACACCACCTACAGGCATAAGATATACTTCTCCCTTAAAACCTTCATCTCTAAAGGTGATTGTAGCCGCTAGTGCGTCATAGATATCTTGTTCTGTAGCAACAACAAACTTGAGATAAGTCCAACCTATGGTCTCATATTGACACACAATATCGGGTTTGATAGCATCTTCCCAACGTTCGCCGCTGGCAGGCAATTTAGCACTAACCGAGAATGTGATTTCTCTATCGGCTCTATCAGTCCATGCTGCCAAATATGACTTGAAATCTTCTGTAAGGCGTTGAGTACCATTAGTTTCAAAAGTGATCTCGGTTAGGTCGTGCATGAACTCATTGTTTAACAAGTCTGGAAAAGCACGTTGCCAACCCAATAAAGGTTCACCGCCTGTAATAACAAGATGTTCTCTCATCCACCTTTTGTAGGGTAAGAGTTCTTTAATGCGTTCAACGATCGCCTCTGTTGTAAGTAACGGTGAAAGGTCCTTGAACCTAGGATCCCAACTAGCGTAAGAATCACAACCGGTACTAACAAGTGGGAGATCTCGATACTGCTTAAACTCTGCAATACGATCTGCAATTTGGTTTCGCTCATTTGATTTTTCTCCTCGTGGCATTCCGAAAGAGTCACATGTAAAATTACAACCGAATGTTCTTAGGAACACACTGGGAACCCCCATATATCTTCCCTCTCCTTGGATGCTATAGAATAGCTCACTTATCTTGATCTTGCTCATTATTGATTCCGAAATGATTGATTATGTATGATCCAGGTGTATATGCTGGATATTGGTAGTTCATAACTGGACTATGATTTACTGCACGAGCACATTCTAGCACAACTAGTTCAATAAGTCTACGAGTACGCTCGGGTTCATAAGTTCGGCTAAACCCAGCCTGTGCTATAAGTTGTTGAGCGAGTTCGTTATTCATTTTTGAAATACAGCTCCAATACTTCTAATTTATCATGATAGTCACTGATGTGCGCTAATTCTGCTTCAATTGCTGCCATGATGTCAGTGTGCTCGGGTATAGCAATAGGATTAGCCAACATTACTTCTACATTGGTTACATGTTTAGTAATGTGGCTTTTAAGGTGTTCCCTAGTGGCTTCTAGTAATCGTTTACGCATTTTCATATATATTTGACCATTGTTTAAGTTTTTCTTTCTTAGCGGCTGTAGCAGAAATTAGGCGGTCTCTGTCAACAATACCTTGTTCTATTAAGATATCAATCATGGCTAAGACATCGCCGATTTCTGCCTCTAGGTGTTCGGCATTAGTAGCGGGTTTACCGGGTTTGAAGTTATCTAGGCCAAATCTAAAACATTTACTAACTGCCTGTGTAACTTCGGCACATTCTTCTTGTAAAATTAACAAGGTTTCTCTTACTTTAGGATCCATGCATAACCTCTTGTGCAATATCAAACGCTGTGACCGGAGCAAGAGTCCAACCTAAGTGGCCGTGTCCGGTGTTATAGTATACATTAGATTTACGTCGACTGCGACCTACTATAGGCATCATATTAGGTGTCATCGGCCTTAAACAAGCCCAACTAGAATGGTCACTGGCGTCGATATTGGGGAAGTTTTGGTGTACCCAACGTAACAGTGGTTCTATTCTATCACGTCTAATGTCATAATTTTCGCCGGCTAGTTCAGCAGTACCGGCTACTCTAAATCGACTACCTAAGTTAGCGCAGACGATTTTAGCTTGGTCATCAAGTAGACTGGTTCTGGGCATGGCACGATGTGATGTACTATCTTGTATATTAATAGTTACACTGTAACCTTTTACTGGGTAAATGCCTAGACTGTCGCCTATACTACTAGCAATTTGTTCACTGCCGACACCGGCACACACGACAATGCTGTCATGTTGGGCGTCTAAATCTTTGATATCTGCTGTATAACTGTATTGAAAAGTTACACCGTATTTGTCAACTAATACTTGAGATAATTTTTGACAAAATTTATGAATATCACCGGTCCAATCCGATTCTGTCCAAGCACCGCCAATGATACCTCTACAGTTATATAGGGTAGGTTCTAGCTCACATACCTCACGGTTGTTCAATATGTCCCACTCGCAGCCATTAGCTCTGTACATTTCTTGTACTAGAGCGGCCGCTTGCATATATTCAGGATCACGATAAATGTGCAGTATGCCCGACCGCATACGATCGAATTCAATATCTTCTTTGAAGATAATGTTTTCGTAAAGATCTCTTGCTACCAACCCCATTCGAATAGTTTGAGCAGTATTACGAGCATAATCATTGTTGGCTGTGTGATACAGAAATTTGAACAACCATCGAATCTGATTCCAGTCCATGCTGGGTCTAATTAGTAATGGTGCGTCTTTTTTAAGCAACCACTTTACGCCTTTTACTACGTTAGCCCAGGTGTTCCAGGTTTCACTATTGCTAACTGAAACCTGGCATCCATTTGCATAACTAGTGCGTTGTGCAGGATAGCGTTCCTGATCATATACAGTGACCGCACATCCTGCACTGGCTAGATAATATGCTGTGGTAAGGCCGGTTATCCCGGCCCCTACTACTGCTACTGATGTCATTTTGCCTCTACTGGGGATTCAACAAGTTTCTTTTGTAGATGATTTAGTAAAATACCATATGCTGGTAAGATTACTAACAGGCTAACAATGACTTTGCTAATCGAATTATTAGTAGCCACAATATGCCAGTTAGCAGCCATGAACTCGTTTTCTCCGCCAGCAAATGCTGTAAAGAAAAATACATAAGTGTCAATAAATGTGCTGGCAATTGAACTCAATGCTGGTGCGATCCACCATGTAGTATAACGCTCACGGAAATATTGAAACACATATACATCAAGTAGATTACTAATAAAGTAAGCCATACCAGAACCTAAGCCAATTCTAAATGCCACAGAGTCCGGCGCTCCGCCTGCTTTAACTACTACCATACTGACCACAATGGCTGGAATAAAAGCTAGAGCAATTACAGCACGCCCGGTTTCCTTGCCTAGTAATCGTACAGTAAGGTCAGTTAGAACTACCACCAGTGGAAAGGTAAACGCTGCTGCTGCCAGCGGCGCACCAAACACTGTGAATTTGAATTGTACGATATAATTGCTAACAGCAATAATAATGATGTGTAGTAACATTAGTTTGTAGGCTAATGTACGATCCACACCTGCTAACATACGATCAAACATGATTTCTCCTTGTTATAGGCCTTCGAAAAGGTCTTCGTTCCATTCTCTATGACCTTCCCTGAAAGCCATATTACTCTGTGTCTCTCTTACTTCTACACGATAACACCATAAGCGATTGTGCTCGCCCAGGCCCCACATTTCGGGAATGTAAACACCATTGACATACTTGTAAAGCATGTCAGCTAAGCCTTCACAACCTAACCGAGGCAGTACTGTGAGTTTAGCAAGTTTCTTTGATTCCAGCAACTTAAATGTTTCGAATTCGGGATCGTCACGAGCTACCAATAAGGTATGATCAAATTGGTCTTCTAAGATCTTCTTGAGTTCCTTAAGGCCACCATAATCGGCAGCCCAGTTACGTACATCTAGTTCGTTGGTACCAAAGTAAAACTTCATTGAAAAACTATAACCGTGTATCATGTTACAGTGACTATCTGCTCGCCACTGTCGATACGCACATGGAAAAGCATCGTGATACTCTTTAGTGCTGGTATATCGGTATACTACTGGTTCAAACTTGGTCATCTCTTGCCTCCTTGTATTGAGTAAGTTTGATGACTTGCAGAATATTTAGAGTGGGATGAAAGCCAAAGTCCACTTACTACTTAAACAGTTTTCATGTACTCTCTGAGCCGATCCCAATCAATGGCAAAGTCAACCTTACCACTGGGATGAACTGTGCGTACACTATAGTTGCCTACATATACTCCAGGTTCTTCGGGCTTGACTTCAACTAGTTCAGTCTTAACCTTGGAAGGTTTTTTAGCCTTGGGTGCTGACTCTGCAACCTGCTTAACTTGTTTTTTAGTTAAAGCACCATCGTCCTTTGGGTAATCGGCTTTTGGTGCCTTCTTTGCTGATGCTTTCTTAGCAGCAGGCTCGGCTGCTGGTTTAGCAGCAGGTTTCTTAGTCGCCATTATCCATGTCCTTTCATTGATAAGTTTCTTCCTTTGATAAATCCATTGGGCGGATTATCAGTTATTTTACACAAAATATTTTCATTTGTTAACGGATTAGTGTACCAAGCAAATGGGTAAAATCTTCCTTTTTTAAGATTAGGTAAGGGATCATCACCGTCTTTTACTTGGTAATTAACTTGGGTAATAGGATCATGATACCAAACGCTACTCTTTCTACGAGGGTTACCTTTATGCCAACCAGGCGGGATTTCACTTAAATTCTTCACAATTTTTGATTCGTTTGTTAGTGCGTTATAAATCCAAATTCTATCTTTGTTATGTGCTAGATTCGGCCTACGGTAAAGTAAAGGGTCGAATTCATCTTTTGGAATCATAATGTGATTGTTAGTGTTAATATCGATAACATGAGTTTTGTTTTTGGGTCCTCTAGATTTGGTAATTTTTTTAGGATTTTGTGTTCTGCCTAATCTAAAACCTGGAATTAGAGGCTTGCCTTTTGGAATCATAGTGCTAACAATACCATCAGTGATCCATTGTAATTCAGGAGCATTTTCAAATACTGCGTTAGATTGGTTTAGCATCTTAGGGTTTAGTTTTGCATTAATTTTTTTTAGAAATCGCGTTTCGTAAATCTTGGCGCTATCTTGATCTTGAAAAATTTTTATTTTTTTAATTACAAAAGATTCCTTACCAAATTTTTTAATGAGCATTTTGACTAGTTTCGATGAAGTAAAATACCTGTGCCAAAGATCATTCTTGATACTATTCTCATTTAATCGTTTGGTATATCTACTACCTGCGTAATATTGTTTTGTCAATACAAACTGAATAATATAAAAGTAACTTGACATGACAACCTCCTATAATATATTTAGTTGTCATGTCGCAAAATCCAGCTTTTAACGATTAAGTTTTAGTATGTCATAAAACTCTTTCTTTAGTGCTTGGTCTGTTTCAAAAGCACCTAACATGATAGCAGTAACCATGTCATTCTCATGCTCCCTCACACCACGCATGGTCATGCAATGATGTTCAGCTTTCACTACGACGGCAATATTTTCGGTCCGAGCATAGTCGCGGAGTGCAGACGCAATCTGTGTGGTCATTTCCTCCTGGATCTGCGGTCTCTCGCAGATGTGATGCACGAGCCTGTTGAATTTGCTCAAACCAATTACTTCGCCTTCGGGCACTATCCCCACCCAGCATCGTCCAACGATATTTTGAAAATGGTGAGCGCATGTTGATCTGATACTAATTGGTCCTGTGGTATAAAGGCTTTTATAGCCCAAGTTGGGAAATGCTGTGACTTTAGGAACTGAACGATACCGTCCACTAAAAGTCTCACGTACAAACATCTTAGCCACACGCCTTGCAGTGTCTTGCGTGTTATGATCATTAACAGTGTCGATTACTAAACTATTTAGTACACCCTGAAATTGACCAGCGACCTCATCAACCAAGCGATTGATTTCTTCGTCGCTGTTGATGTAGTCTGCGATGTTGTCGTTAGCGTGGAATCTGGCTCCTGCTTGGCGGATCCTGTCACGAATTACTTCGCTCATGGGTCTACCAAATACAGCACCTTCATAGCCAGGATGGTAAGGTGCTTCTTCTACTAGTTGTTGATTGTGATTCAAATTGTTCTCCGATGATAAGGCAGAGGATTGCCATATGTGTAAGTGTAATGTATTTAGACCGCTGTGTCAATTGTTATAATAGGTTTTTTTCATCCAATTAAATGTTGTACTAGCGATATCGGCTATGCTACTATGACTTGGCCGCCAGGCTGTATCTTGCATGAACCTACGTGGATCTGCATATAGTTGATCAGGATCCCCTTCACGCCTTGGACCAAACCGCCAATTTAACTTAGTACCAGCATAGGCAGCAACTTGTTCTAAAACTTCTCGATTACTGTATCCACGCCCTGTGCCTAAGTTATAACTACGATGTTCTCCGGTCTTCATGCCTTCTGCCAAACATACTGCTTCTAAATGAGCATCGGCTAGGTCTGATACATGAATGTAGTCGCGTACACAGGTCCCGTCTCTAGTATCATAATCGTTACCGAAAATAACAATTTCGTTGCCACTTAGAGTACCATCTACGATACGAGTAACTAGGTGAGTGCCATCTTGAGCACAACCCATTCTACCTTCGGGATCACAACCAGCGGCATTAAAATACCGCAGACTGATACCACGAAACCCATGTGCATTACAGTGGTCTGCTATGACACGTTCGGTCATTAACTTAGACCAACCATAAGGATTAATAGGTGTAGACTTATATGCTGATGATTCAGCAATAGGACAATGAGCATAGTTACCGTATATAGCAGCCGAGCTACTGAAAATAATACTACCTGCCCAACCTTTATCGGCTAGCCACGCCAACATGCGATTAGTTTTGGCAGTATTGTTATTGTAGTATTCACCTGGATTGGATAGGCTAGGCCCCACTAGACTGGTACCTGCACAATGAATAATAGCACCGGCTTCTCTAAGCGGAGCACAGTAATCTACTATGTCCACAAAGTCTGTACAAAGAAATTCATCTAAGTGTTCTATAGCAGCAGGAATAGTTATTGCTCTATCTACGCCAATTACAGTATATCCGGCTTCTTTGAATCGTAAGGCAGTATGTCCGCCTACATAACCGGCGGCACCTGTGATAATGATTGTTTTTGACATTGAACCTCCGCCCTGTCTTGGGCTTGTTGATTATCTATTTACTTATTGCTGTGTGCAGGTACGCTCTTGAATTATGCGACCATCTTCAGTACGCACTTCACGCCACTCTGTACAAATAGGAGCAGCTCGTTGAACTGGTACAGTTTCTACGTAAACCACAGGCGGATTAGCGTAATGACTAAGGGCGGCACCAGCAATGACACCGCCTACAATGGCAGGACCTACCCAATAATTTCTATATACTGGAGGTGCGTGGTGCCACCCTCTTGCTACCATGTGTCTAGTTCCATGAGCTTCGACTGGCATAGCCACGGTTAATAGACTGGCTGCAATCATACTAGTAATCAAGGTACGCATCATACACCTCCTATATATTAATATTTAGCTGGCGCTACATGCTTTCTATAGTCCTTAGACATACGCAACATATGCTCGCCTTTGCCCGCTAAGATATCACAAATACGATCAATGGTACCGTCGTTGTAGTCACTGATTCGACCCATGTTTTTATGTGGATGACGCAGTAATGGAATTAACTTCTGTACAGCATCATCTAGGCTCCAAGGGACATAAAGTCGTTCGTGATCATTGGCAAAAGTTTCAGGAAAGCTGCGATAAGCAGGATACAGAACATTAGCGCCAAGTGTGTCGGCTTCACTAACTGTGTTTGACACCCAATCTTGTAGAGCACAATTAAAAAGAACCCTAGTATCATTAAGTAGATCATAGTAGTCATTCTTTTCTAAGTCCTCATATATGACCAGTTTGCCCTCTGCTTGTAACTTTCTAGTACGTTCCATATAACTTGCGTTATTACTACGCAATTTGGCACCGGAAAACACAGCGAACTCAACCCAAGGCAAGTAATCTAGGCTATCTGCTAGTGCATGATAGCGTTCGATTAGATCCATGTAAAAGTCAGGCTGTTTTTCTTGATCCCAACGTGCAGCAAAGCCTACACGAAACGCACGATCTTCAAATGGTTTCAGTGGTCCTAGTACACGACCACGTACTTCATTCTTACCAAATGCCAAGCCAGAAATATTGTAGATTGGAGCCTGCCAACCTGCAATCTTCATGTGTGCTACCATTTCTTCATTAGTGGCCAGCACACCTGTAACAAAGGAATTAACCATGTGCTCATAACAAGCCATCCACGATTCCATGTTCCATACATGAACGAAGTCATCAGGGTCAATGGCTTGTGCAAGACAACGCACAAATACCCTAGGGCGATGAGCGGCGTCAACTTGATCGAGAATGTAAGGTAAGCTCTCGATGCCTGGTTGAAACATGTCTTCAAAGTAGATAACATCGTCACTGGTAACTGCTCCTGCTTTCATTAACTTGACCAAGTTCATCATTTGGCTCATGCCAAAGTAACTGCGTCCATGTGCATCTAAGACCTGACCAGTTACAATGGCTTGATCATTACTCAATGTTTCTCCCTCAACAATAAAGTAATTGATACGCCTACGCTCGAACACAGACCGATTCCACTCTTGTAACTGTAGAGTGTATCTGGCCTTGTAGGGCTCCAAGCCCATATAGAATAACTTACGCATTGCGTTTGGCCTGCTTGATCATGTACCCCCAATTGTCGCGTGGGAACTTGCCATTTTGCCAACGAACAAAGTCGGCATAGGGGCTGTGGTTGTTGCCAAGGTGTGCTTCATTGAACACATAGCCAAACTCGCGACAAAAGTCACGGAACCGATCCAACTCGTCAAAAATGCGTGTTACTTCGGGTTTGAATTGCAGGTACTTCTTGATGCCTTTTCTAGACATTTTGTTTTTCCTTATACTGAGATAAGTTGTGGTTGAGATTTAAGATAATAAACAGTGGCACCATTCTCTCCGTCCTCTGCGACGGTAATTTCGATGTCACGATTGGGATAACGAGTGGCAATCGCTTGGTATAAGTCGTCACTGATCATCTCACAGCTCTTAAAATTTAATTCAAGAGTGCCAGAGTACAACTTTTCAAGCCATCGCTTAAATTGTATAAATTCGATATCACGATCTGAATGGAATACTTCAATAGCTACTGTAAAGTGAAAGATGTGTCTGTGTGGTGTTCCTAAAAACGAGACATCGTACTCGTCGCCAGTGGCTAGTGCCGGGTCTGTAGCTGCCGCTGGATATTTGTGAATACCTTCCTTGCGAAAAGTAACCCAAATCATACGACGAGCACGATCTTGAATTCGTTTACGTGTGTCTGCTAGTGCTAGGTCTCTTTGGTCCATATTAGTTCTCTGTAAATAAATCACTGTAAGTGCTGCGAGCAATGCGTTCAATACGAGTCATTGCCGAATCCGACATCCTAAAACTGTAAGTATTTTCTGATGTAGTGCTCTGTTCAAAATAACCATATTCCGTGCCAGATATGTAGCTACCCCTTGCTCCAGCAATCATTTGAGCACGAGCTGCCTCATAAGCCGATTCAATCCATTCTTGAATATAAGGTGCGCTGAAATCGTAAGTAAATTCATCTACCACAACACCGTTTTGAGTCTTGATCCTATGTTGTTTTTGAATTTTATCAAACACATTACTATTACGATAAGGTGTAACAACAATACTATCAGCAGTCATACTAGCTACAGTATGTGGAGAAACAGCATCTACATCTCTAGTTTTGATGTCTATCCCAACTTCAGGTAAATCTACACCTCGTCCTAGATTAAGTGTGAACCCAATGTCAGCTATGGCATCTTCTAATTCTCTAGCACGTTGAACAGGCTTGAGACTGACTTTTTTACCTACCAAGCGTGATTTAATTTTTTTGACACGCGGTTTAGGCGATTGAGTCATTTTTGTATTGATCCCAGTCGGTGAAGGATTCTGGGTTTGTAAGTTTGTGTACACGGTGGCACCATACTCCTGGGTTAGTTGATTCAAAGTCACGGTCATCTATTTTTAGTACCGCATTATAATTAAGTAAGTTAATATATGGTAGTTTAACACTAATCATGGGAATAAATCTACGATATTCGCATAGATTTCCGTCATGGAATTCGCCCATACTATCGACATCCATGTCTAGGGTACACCAGTAATCACGTTCTAGGAAATACTCAATCATATCATGCCAAGGTCGGTATTCCTGATAGGTAGGGCGTCTAGGAAAGCTCATATTAGCACCAAAGTAAATATGATCACATCCTATGACATGTTCTGCGATTCGATTAATTGATTGTACGCCTACCACAAACAAAGTACGTTTACCAAATGCCGGTGTTTGTTCTACTTCGGTACCATAGAAGAATGGTACCTCGTCATTGAATCCGGGTCTGTCCATAATTAAAACTCAAAAAGTGGGTTATCTAAATCTACTTGTGGGCGTTCACGCTTGACTTTTTCCATTCGTGCAGCAAGTTCTAAGTCATATAACTGTTGCAACATAACTTCTGAACTGGTAATATTTTCACCTTTTACACCACGAGTACCTATAATTTTGTTCCAATAGCCAGATTTCCTAGCATATTTAGGATCTTCAATTATGCTCATTGCAGCAGATAATGTAGGTGCTCTAAATATACGATCCACAATATCAGCAAACATTTCATAATCATGCTTACGATCACGCAACATTGATGGATATTCTCCTGAATCCAGTCTGCGATTAGCTTCTTGTACTGCGGTAAGATGCATCCAAACATTATGACCCATCAACAAACAATAACTAAAACTGTCCCAACTAGTAGCACCTTCTTTGCCATTCTTGTTAAGGTCACCGGGCTTATAGTAGCATATATCCTGCATACGCCACAACCGACTAATGGGACTTTCTTGCCAATTGGTATGAACGCCGTCGGCTAGTACCCCAGTACTCCACTGACGTGTATCGGTTGCATATTTTTTATCGTCGGCACTTGGCGCCATTCGATAACTCCATTTGTCATTATGGGGGAATACGTTTTCGTAATAGACCTGGCCGTTGGCGGTTGCCAAGAATGGACTAGCACAGTCAAAGCTGATCGTGAAGTTTGGGTTCGCGTATCTGCGTACTGCTCGCTGTATGACTGTAAGTAATACCGCCCACTCCAACTTACTGGTTCCCAAAAAGTGCATCCAATCATGTATACCCTCCTGCAATAATCCATCATGTTTTAGTGTAACCAATCGTTTCAATACTAGATGTACATCACACATGTTCTGTCCACCCATACCCCAACCATCAAAATGTCTACCGGGGTATCGTTTGGGATCGGAATAGTGCTTCATGGTATCATACCATGAATCTGCGTCAGCATGATTGGCACCTTGTAATACATTCAGGAATCTAGTACCACCATCAGCTACACCGCGTCGATTATTTATAAAGTAGTCATTGTTGAATTTGGTAGCGTCAACTGCATCTTGATAGTTAGCAATACAAGTTTTCTTAGTAGCGCCGGGCACCATAGGTGTCCAAGTGGGGATATCCATGATCATGCCATAATCGGCTATACCGTCTAACCACTTTAGAACTAGTTCACGTTTTTCTTGTGCTCTAGGGCAGCCCGAGTTAGCACGCCAGTCGCCTTCCCATACACCTTTAGCAATTTGGAATCCACCAGAGTCACCTAGTATGAAAGAGCCGGGTTCACGATTACGCACCATGTCCTCGGACCAATCTTGTTTGCTTAGATCAAGATTGGCATGTCCGCCTGAGTACAGACTCCACTTATACGGGAACAAGGATTTCTGGCTGTTGAGCCAGTTTAGTTGTTCCATGTCGGTGAGTCCAGGTGGAAAGCGAGCAGGATCTACATATTGTTCATTACGCTGGCGACCAATAAAGGTGGCGTAGAATCCAGAGATAGCTGGCAGGAATACTGCGTAATCGTTTTGTTTAGCTGTTAGGTTGTCTTGCATCTTCTTCCTGACATAGTGCTTCCATTATTTTGAACTTTTCCCAGGTATCACGCAAGCCGGGATGGCGTTGAATACGCTGTTCTAGGTCACGTTCTTCCTGCATCTTCTTAAGTGCCCAACCAATTGCATTTTTAGCGTCCTCGGCTAGATAGATTGTGGTTGCATTAGACCCCAGACTACGCCAAGTAACACCATCATTTACTTCCATTTCCTGCATACTGCTGTTCCATCTAAGGTGTCCCGAACCACCGGCACCTGGACTAATGTATGGAGAAGAATTGTAGCCACCCTCTATTACAAGGTAGGGATCGTGTGTTGTAAGCGTTTTAATCATTTTGTCAGTGCAGGAATAGTGTAGTTATAAGTAGCCATGCCTGAATCAACAGTGATTTGTGCAGCACCCTGATCGGCAAACCTAACCATTTTGTCTCCAGGCAATGCTAGGATAGTGTTAAACACTGTGACAGGCCAATAGCGCTCTACTGCTAATTTACCATTAGTGCCTTGATGAAACACAAAGTTACCAGCATGGGTACTAGCTACACCAAAGTGAAACTCTAGGTTGCCGTTATTAGTTTTGGCTACGAAAGTAGATTCTTCGCTGTTAGCTTGAGTTTGGAATCGCATACGCTGAATAGCCTGTACAGTTGGGGCTATTTCAACATCCCACGTAGCACCACGAAACTTAACAGATTTAAGTTGTTCATTTACTACGCTGGCTACCATAAACCTAAAACTGTTCTTAAAGTCACCATCTTTGTTTTCAAAGTTGATACCACAAGGTACCATGTTGCCATCTGCATCCTGTTGTTGAGCAATGCTGAGTTTAGCGTTTTCACGATACTCAGGAATGTTTAGGATAATGTTTAACTTGTTCAAGTTAGGCATACCAAACAAGCCTTGGAATTCAGGAATCACGTTATGGAATTGAGCCTCTAAGATCACGCTACGGTCTTCGGCTACACCATTAATCACTGTGGATTTTTTATCACCAGTGACTTTGATTAGCTCGATGCCAATGCCGTTAGTGTGTTGTACAATATCATGTAATGCATCTTTCATGTTAGTCCTTTTTGAGTTTGTAGTATTATATAAGATCTATTTAGACCGCACAAGAGTCGGTTCATTCAAAAGTAAAAAGCTGATCAAACGTAGTTTTAATATCAGTATGGTTTTGTATATCCCATTTAAGTACACCTAGCAAGTTTTCAACCTTCTGATCCACAATAGTAGATTCCATTAAGCCATCATCAAATGGTAACTGCTTGAACCACTCGGGTATATGGCTTTCATCAGTAGGGTAACCCACAGATGTGTATCCTAAAGGATTAGATCTAAGTTTGCACACAATGGTTTTCATACCATCAACTATGGCCATACTATAGTTGTCAGAATGCATACGTCGTAATGTATTCCAATTTAGTGCAGCTCGAACATGTCCTGGCATGTTAGCACGGCCATGCTTACGCTCTAGATCACCATAATGAGTAAGATTGTTAACACGTTTGGGCGTACCTTTTTCCCAAGGTGGGCGTTTTTGGAACTCTAACTTGAAGTCACGTACTAGGTTATAGATTTCTTCACGCTCACTACCAGTCAATACTTTCAACAAGATATGACTGAGAAAGTCTTGTACTACTCTAGGAGTGTCCGAGCGTTTTAGATCTAGGCCCATGGCTTTGACTTTGCCGGGCTTGCCTTCTGTGTCTAGTCTAGCGCCTTCTAAATCATAGATTAGTACAGCATAACGTTTCTTTTTAATAAACAAGCCTTTACTAGCGATCAGTTCGCGCCCACCTTTAATTATACTGCCCATGTCACGTGGACAACCAAATGCACGTTCCATAAAACCCGGAAAGGATTCGTTCACACTGTCGGCTATGGTATCGTATAGTTGAATACAGATATCACGATTCCATGCCATGGTACCAGCATCAATCTCGGGCTTCAGGATTGGATATGCTGAAAAGTACACAGAGTCAGTGTCACCGTATATGATAGCTGACCCCACATGATTATATTCACCTGTGACACATTCATTGACGTGTGCATCCATGTGTCTAGCAATAACACGACCGGTCAAAGTTGTCGACTGGCCAATACGCTTGTCAAAAAAGCGACATCCAGGATTAAGAATAGCACCATACAGTGAGTTAAGGTTAATCTTCTTAACCAACTGTCGCTTGTCCCAAAAGGCTTTGTCTTCAGCAGTCTGAGCATCTTTCTTTTTTGCTTGTAGCTCCTTGCGTTCAGCATACCAACGCTCGAGTAAACCAGGCACAATACCTTTCGCGTCATACTTAAAGATAGTTCCATTTGCACTCAATATCCAAGGGTTACGACCTTCAAAGATCAAATGATATATATCACGTGCCGATAGTGTGTCTGACCCACCAGTTTCCCAGTCTATGGTGATTTCACGCCCGGGTTCTTGATTCATTACAGCAGTATATTCAATGCTACCAAACATACCTTCCCATGAGTCAGCAAAACTATCTCCTTGCTTCATTCTATCTTCAATATGTCTATCGGTATAGACTGGTCGCAATTGTCCGACAATGGTTTCTGGCGCCATGTTAAGAGCGCGGATCGCCGACGGATACAGACTGTTGATGTCGATTGCTCCGATGTATTCATGCATTCCGCTTTTGGGCGTAGCAACATAGGCACCTGCCGCTTGTGTATCACCATCTGTATTTTTCCTATTTTGAACGATTAAACCTTTTTGGTGTGCTTCATTAATAATAGCCTGCTCGGTTACTGCTACAGCACCCATTGTGGTGGGCAATAGCACAGTATTATCATGTGCCAATTCATTAGCCAAGTCTAAGAACCTTAGTTTCTTATCTAACTTAGCCAGTAACAAGGTATCTTGTCTGTTATAATCTACAAAAGTAGCGAAATCTCTGTTGTATAATTGGTCTAGTGTGCCCTCGTATTGAATTTTCCTTTCATCTAATTCATACTCACCGATAGCGTCCAAGCTGTAACTATGACGTTCTTCATATGTGTACTTCCTGTACAATTGCATATAATCCATATGAATACGCCCAATCAAGTCAAACGTGATATGGTCGGCGCCAAAACGCTCAAATGTACGTTCCTTAGGAAATTGCTCCCATAAACAAAACCTACGAGTATCATCCTTACTGAGCACTTGCCTAGTACGCATTACCATATAAGGAATATCAAATCCTTCTGAGTTCCAGCCGGATAACACATCAGCATCTTCAATCAAGTCAAAAAACGTTTGAATAAGATCCTGTTCACGTTCAAACAAAAAGCAGTTTTCAAAACGTGAAGTAAGTTCTGTAGCCGAATCCCAGCTCAAGGTACTTGGCGGTATTACCAGTGTGATTAAACGTTCCATCCAATCCAAGTATACTGTGATAGCAGTAATAGGATTAAAAGGATCCTCTGGTCGACTGAAACCACGTACCGGGTCAAAGTCTACCTCAATGTCGAAAAACGCTGTATGTAGTTTAGGAGCATCACGACCTAGATAGTTTTCTTCCAAGCACCTATTTACTGGCTTGATATCAGACTCCCATAATCGAGCGCCTGAGTGCATCTTGAGTTCTTTGTTGTACTCTTTGTAGTTGCGAGTACTGAAGCGACTTACTGGTGTGCCATAAATGGTACGGAATTTGCCACGTGGATCATCGTAGTAGAAAACATAATTAGCTGGATAATCCTTGTAAACTCGTTCGCCGTCGACTCGTTCTACTACATAGATACGGTTTTCGTCTCGACTAAACAGTGCGTCAACGTAACTCATAGAGTGCGACCAACTGTCTCCAGAATATCATTTAGTTCGGCGTTGTCTTTGTTAGTTTCACCTAGTTTACTTTTGGCTGCGATACGTATAGCCTTTTTGAGTATACCGGGCTTGATTTCGAGTTCTTCGGCTACGGCTTTGACTGTGTCATTCAATCCGGCATTAAGGTCTTCGATTTCGGTCATGACCTGGATACCTTCGTTGATGATTTGTGTTAGCTTGAGCTTTTGCTCAGCACTGAACATACGATCACTCATAGTGACTCCTTAAGAAAAATTTAAGTATAGACTATTAGTCTGGGAAATGCAATGGTAGGTACGCTCACTTTAGTAGACCCGGGGTGGGCGTGGAGGTCGGATCTACAGGGCAGCAGCCGCCCAGCTCAAATAGCCTTTTCTGTATATTCTGACCTAGTCCAGTTCAAAATATACTTTGATTTCCAATCATTCTGTGCAAAACCAGTTAATGATTGCCATTGTGCTCGATTAGCTGATACTGTTCGAGCAGCATCATGCCAATCTATTGTGTCAATGAGTTCTTGTACAGTATTTAATTCGTCTTGAAAGTGCATGAAATTTTTACTATCAAATTCTATGTGTAAGACTTCAAATACATTTCCGTCTGAGTCTATACTGTCTAGCGCAAAATCAAATCCCCATTTAGATTCAGTATTCAATAACAATGATGCTTGCGGCACTGATTTTTTAAGGCATTCTAACTGTCGTCGTGCATCTCGTGCATACGAACATCTATATAACAATAAACTATGATCTATAATTAATTGTGGATCTGTGCTCGTGTACCAGGTTGTAGTGAAAGTATTATGATTGAGACATTGACTAAGTTTATAGCCCATTAGCGTGTAATATTTCTGTTCGGCTATGTTTAATTCAAAGCCATCTTTGTCGAAATAAAGGAAATCTTCCTTGTGCAGGTCCAGACATAATCTGTCGCAATGTAAATCAGTCCGCAGACTGGTTTTATTACGCAATAACATTTGGTTATTCTAGTGCCCCTCTACTGCTCCACTTGGCAAGTACTTACAGGCAATGTTTTTTGCGAACTCTGCATCAATCCCTTTGGCAGCATAGAAAGCATTGGGATCGTCTGATTTGAACCCTGTGACTAATTCATCTACTTTGGCACCATTTGCTTGTAGCCCACGAATCACACATACCAAGAACCTTTGTAATTTGGCTTTTTGCTGTGGGTCTGCCATGTTTTGTCGCCATGTTGCCTCATTTTGATAAAATTGCTTAATAGCTTCAAGGTCTTGAATTAATTCTTTCACTTTGGCATTAGTTTGTTCACTGCCTGCCTGTGGTAGTGGGGTAGGTGTGCCTGCTGATCCACTGTCGGGGCTAGTAGCTGTATCTTTTGTAAAGCCTGTGATGTCACCTAGAATACCTAACCCTGATTTAGCAAGATCAAAAAACCTTTTCATCACTCGCCAATCTTGCTTGTAATCTGCATAGACTAAGCCACCAATTAATGCAGCACCTCCTATACCAGCAGCAATACCACCTGCTGTTCCTATACCCGTTGCTGCTCCCCTTGCAATTTGCATAGTTGGTCTAAGTATTAGTTGAGCTACTTCACCTAGGCCACTTAAAACCATCTGTAGTGCTCTTTGTTTATTAAAAATTTGTGTAACTTGTTGCGGAGTGACTGGTGATTGTCCTGTTAGGCCTAAACCGGCTCGTGGTGTAAAGGCTCTACCACCTGAACTTTGATTAAATCTACTTGGGCCACTAGGTGCTCCTGTGCCCGTTGTTGTAGTAGATGTTGCACCTGAGGGGGTTGTTACAGTAGATGTTGGTAAATTTCTTAATTGTTGTGCTCTTTGAGCTTGCCAGTTAGTTGCTTGGCGACTTTGTCCTGAGGCAGGTACATTTGGATTGGGCGGTGCCTCCATTACAATACTGCGTAGGTGCTGCATTTTTTCAACAGCTGACATTGCTGCATATTCCATGACCATGTTAGTTCGTGGTTTGTCTTGGCTGGATTTTATTGTACTTGTATTTTTACTTGGTGCGCCGAGTGTGGTTCGGCCACTAACTGGTGTCTGCTGTACTAGATCTGTTGGTACCGTTGCATCTGCAGAAGTTGCTACATTACGCATTGGTGTTACTCCACTGAATTGATTAGGTTGCCCTGGGTAATTAGTTTGGTATCCTCTTGCACGCGGATCATTAGCAGTTGCTACGGTAGTGGCTTGGCCATAACTACGACCTTGTCGTGGATCTGCCTGTGTACCATATGCTGGATTACTTGCTACTGTTGTGGCTGGCGGTGATGCTGTAGGTACCGGAGCGGCAGAAGCAGCAGGGGTGGCTGCTGGGGG